ATTATCATGATGCGACGCAAGCGGGCGTCGCCACGGGAGCGGGACAGCTCGGGATAATAGACGAGGAGGAGCTGCAGCCGTTCATCGACAAGGCGACGGATATTGCAGTGGAGCGCGCGGCTGAGCTGGTGGGCTTGCGCTGGACAGGTGAGAAGTTGGTGAAGGATCCGAGCGCGAAGTACTCGATCGCCGAGACGACGCTGGACAAGATCAAGGAGGTCACCGCGGAGCTGCAGCTGTTGGAGAATCCGACGCTGACGGACGTGGTGAAGGCGCTGGACAAGACGGGAGTGTTCAGCGAGGCGCGAGCGGAGCTGATCGCGAAGAATGAGATGCGCGTGGCGCAGGCCGCGGCGACGTTGATGGTGTGGCATGACTCGGGCGCGGTGAGCAAGGTGGACTGGGTGGTCAGCAGCGCGCACGACCAAGATGATGTTTGTGACGCGCTGGCGGCTGACGGTCCGTACGACGTGAACGACGTGCCGGACTTTCCGGCTCACCCAAACTGTTTGTGTTCGCTGGTGGTCAAAACTTTAACAGGTGAGGAGGCGTGATGGACCTTACGAGCGTATTTGTCATCTCACTGATCTTCGCCGTGGTCACCTCGGCGCTGGACTGGAGTCGTGCGGTAAAATTGATCAAGCAGTTTGGGCCGCAGGGTGAGCGTAATCCCGTCATGCGATTTTTCATCACCAAGAATCCCGCGTTGGGGTTGGTGTGGAAGCTGTGGCCCATCGTGATGGACGCGATCGTGGGCTTTGTGAAGCGAGACGTACAGAATTTTGGCGCAAAGTGGGGTGACGCTCCGGGAAGAGACTGGTGGGCGCTGGCTTGGATTGGTGCGGCGCTCGGGGCAGGCGCACTTAGCCTTTGGGGCTACTTGAACTCTAACGGAGCAAAAAAGTGAGCTTGAAAGGAACTTATGCCATATTCTAACGTGAGTGAGGTTCCGTCGTACGTGCCTCACGATAAGAAAAAGCAGTGGATGGAGGTTTGGAACTCCGCCCACTCCAAGGCCAAGAAGGATGGTAAGGACGACAAGGCAGCTGAAGAGTCCGCCTTCGCTCAAGCGAACGCCGTTGCTGGTCCCAACGCCAAGGTCGCTAAGGGCGGGACGTCGCTTACCAACTACGAGCCTAACGCCAACAGCAACGACAGCTGCCAGTTTTGCGCATACTTTGAAGCTGATCGTTGCAGCCAACCTCAAGTTCTTAAAGATCCCGAGGTGCCTAGCTCTGATGACGGCAAGAAGCTGGTTAATCCCAACGGCTGGTGCAAGTTTTGGGAGAGCAAGGTCAAGCCTGAGACTGCGACGCACGACGACGCGGGAGAAAAGGTGAAGAGCGTGAGCAACAAGCTGAAGACCATCTTCGTGCCGTTTATCAAAGTGGACGCGCAGAAGCGCGAGGTCTGGGGCGTGGTCACGGCGGAGGTGCCCGACAAGGAAGAGGAAGTTTGCGACTACGCCAAGACGAAGCCTCACTACGAGGCGCTGATCTCTGAGATGAGCAAGGCCACTGACGGTGACAACTTCTGCCCGCTGCGCGAGATGCATCAACCGTCGGCGGTCGGAAAGGGCATCGGGTATGAGTTCCGCGACCTTGACAAGGAAATTTTCTTCGGATACAAGGTGGTGGATGACGCCGCTTGGCGAAAGGTGGAAGAAAAGGTCTACACCGGTTTTTCCCACGGAGGAGTTAAGGTGGGTGAGGACGTTCCTGACCCCGTGTTCAAGGGTTGCATGCGATACGTCGCTAAGCCGAGTGAGGTTTCGCTTGTCGACAATCCGTGCCTGGGAGTCGCCCATTTCCAGTACGTGAGCAAAGACGGACAAGTCTCCTTGCGGAAGAATCGCTCTGTGGTTGACGCGGAAACGCAATCATTGCGCAAACAGTTCAATGAGCTGAATCAAAAGGTTGAACAGTTGAGCAAGGTAAGCAACACGATAACTTTTTCCACGCCTAAGGGTCCGATCTTGGTAGGCGTGGGCGATAAGGTCACGGTGAACGGCCAGGGGCAGGTCACGGTGACGAAGGCAAAGACCAAGAAGGTAGCCGGCGAGGACTTGGCCTCGTCAGCTTTCCTGATCGTCGGAGATGTTGAGAAGACGGAGACCTGGCACCTGCCGGTTAAGTTCTCAACGGATGACAAGACGAAGCGGCACATCAAGAGCGCGCTAGCGCGCATCAACCAAGTGAAGGGCATCACTGACGAGCAGCGGGAGTCGGCTCGGAAGAAGCTGTACGCACTGGCAGGACAGCACGGCATCGACGTTAATAAGGAAAAGGCGAAGCTTGCGATGATCAACAATGAAATTCGCAAGATGACTCGCGCTCGGATCAGCCGCTTCGCGCGGCTTCACGGGGATCCGGGGCACGCCTTGACCTTCCTTGACGGAGAGCTGGGCAAGCTGGCGAAGGGCATGTGTGAGGTGTCAAACCTGAGCTGGCTGGTTCAGGACGTAGCTTGCTTGTGCTCGAGTGTTTGTGCTGAACAGGAGTGGGAAGGTGACACGAGCTCGCCGTTACCGGGCATGCTGGAGACCGCGGTGGGTCACCTGCTTGACACGCTGATCGCCATGGTAGCGGAGGAAAGTGAAGAGCTTCGAGATCACGTAGCAGACCGCGTGGCTGGGTAGCTGGTCAAGTTCACGCGGTAGCAGTTGACAGGAGGACGGTGTAATGATTAAACTTGAAAGCTTCGCCGACGTTGCCAAGGGTTTTGTTGGCATCGCCGGACATTTCAAGAAGATGGCCGAGCACCACATGACCGCGCACGATCACCACGCGGCTCACGCGGCGTTCGCCAAGGCGCACCATGATGGGCTGGCGGATGATCACGAGCACAAGGCATATTTTCAAAAGGCTCACGAGCACCACAGCGCCATGGCCGCGCTCCACAAGGCGATGGCCGATCACCACGAGGCGATGCACGCCGAGCACTCGGCGAGCGAAAAGGTAGCGAAGGACGCTCCAGCAGCCAAAGCCGCTGCGGTGCCTGCCGCTGACGGAAAGGAAAAGCAAGTGGAGAAAACTGCGGGTGCTGAAGACGCGATCACCGCGATGATCGACAAGACGGTTCAGAGCGTTACTGAGAAGGCGCTTGACACCGTGGCGAAGAGTGGTAAGATCGAAGAGATGATCGAGCAGATCGTGCTGAAGCGCATGAACGAGCGGTTGGGGGCGGTCACCGTGCCCGACAACGTCATGGGCGTTCTGCCGACCGTGCCGGCTCACCTCGTGCCTCGTCCTGGGCAGCTGGAAGGCCTGGACAAGAGCGCCGGTGAATTTCCGGCCGAGCTGGCCCACTTCGGCAGCAATTAGCTTTAAGCCCTGCGCGCCTGGTCGGTGAGAGGGTATTCGGAGAACACAGGGCTTTGAGCTCCGCGCAGCTTGCGGACAGAGGAGAAGATTAGCAATGCCAAAGATGGTGCCGCAGAGAGACTACGAGTTGGCGGTGACCTACTCACGGAACTTGATGGCCAAGGCGATCGCGGCTGATCCGGAGCTGAAGAAGTCAATGCTCCGGGCTCACCCGAAGTCGGTTGGCGGCGACATTGAAGCAAAGGATTGGGCTCTTGACCATCCTTTGGTTCGCGCCGCGGGTCGTAAGTTCATGAAGACAGCGTACGCGGTGATGCAGAAGGCGGGCGTCTCCACGGCGTTGGGCTACAACTTTTACGACCTACGCGGACCCGCGTACTTCATCTTCCCGTTGCTGACGCCGTTCATCCAGATGATCGGCAAGGCGGGCAAGGTGAATGCCGGCGTCGGCACCGTGGCTCACTGGAAGGCCACGCGCAACCCGAACTCAACCTTCGTGTACGGTGGTGTTGTGGAAGGACAGCGCAACGCGACCGCCACGCCGGATGAGAACGATTACTTTGCCACCTACAAGGAGCTCGGCCAGGAGGGCGGGGAAACCTTCACGGCGCAGTGGGCCGGCGAGGGCTACACCGACAACCTGGCGGACGAGCACTTCCGCAACCTGGCGCGCGTGCGCCTGACGGAAGAGATGATGACCTTGGGTGGCAACTCTGGAACAGCAACGGGCAACCTAGGCTTCGCGCTCGGGCAAGCTCCCAACGTCACGAGCACCGTGGTGACGGGCACCGGTCCGCTGGGCAACGGCGCGAACGTGACCGTAGCGGTGGTCGGGATCACGTGGATGGGCTACAACCCTGGCGGGCAGGCGGGCTACGCTGCGCCGCCGTCGGTGGCGGGCGGCTTGACCACGAACTACATCCGTACCAACGCTGATGGCAGCACGACCAACATCACCGCGGGCATCAGCCAGATCTCCAACGCCGCGGCCAACGTAACGACCAACGCCACGGCGCAGGTGATCAACGTAACGACCACACAGATGCCGGGCGCGGTCGCCTATGCTTGGTTCTGGGGCGTCAACACCACGGCGGCTCTGGGCAACGTGAAGCTGGGCGCGATCACCGCTTGGCCGCACTACCAGATCAACGGTGTAGCCTCAGGCACCTACGCGGGCAACGCGGCGGGCCTGAGCGTGGACAACAGCTTCAATCCGTTGGACTTTGACGGGCTGTTCACCTACACCAAGAACAATGGCACCTTGAACGACATGAACGGCGGCTCGTTCACGTCGGCAGGCAACGGGCAGGTCGCGGAGGTTGAGTCAGACCTCAACCGCCTGTGGACCTTGTACCAGGCTCAACCCAACGCCATCTGGTGCTCGGCGGACGTTCGCCAGGCGCTGGAGCAGGCGGTCGTCTACAGCACCACGGGTACCAACAGCGTGGTGTTTGTGTATGACAAGAACGGGCAGAAGAGCGGCTTGACCGGCGGCTTCGTGGTCACCGAGTACAAGTCCAAGTATGCCATCAACCCCGAAGGCGGCGAGGCGATTCCGATCCGCATTCACCCGATGTTCCCTCCGGGAACGATGATCTACGACATCAACACCAACCCGTACCCGCACTCGCGGATTCCGGCCGTTCGGCAATTCCTCTTGCAGCGTGATTACTACGCCATCGAGTGGCCGGTAACCACGCGGCAGTGGACGTTCGGTACCTACATCCATGAGGTGCTGGCGCACTACGTACCGTGGATCACCGCGGCTCGCACCGGCATCGGACCCTTCGTGGCTCCGTGCTGGATCGCCGCGGCGGTTTTCGGTGAAGACTTCTTCACGGGTCTTCGCGTTAACCTCTGCCGTCGTTGGCTGGTGGAGAAGTACGAGCCACGCAGCGTCTCGTCTCGCTTGGTCATGGGCCTGTACCGGAAGTATGGTCAGGCTGCGGCGAAGTTGGTCGAGAAGAGCGGTTTGCTGAAGAAGATCGCCAGCAAGCTGTTCAACCGCGTCTTGGCGAACGCCGAGCGTGAGTTCGGCTCAGACGGTAAGATCACCGTTTAACAATCGGAAGAGGGGCTAGGCGACTAGCCCCTCACCCCAAAGGAGGGGTTGATGGGAGCGGGTCCAACGGCAAAAACTTCAGTAACGATCACGCTGACTGCAGCGGTGGCAGCGGGCCCGTTCACGATAACGATCCCGGATTCCTTTGCCACCATCGACGGTTTAGGTGCTGCTGATTCATTCATTAGAAACCTTTTCGTGCGGGGTGGCTTCTGGGCTTCGGACGGAAACTTCTATACGGTGTTTCAAATTTTAAGCATCTCGAGCGCATAAGATGAAAATCGCTTTGTTTTACCCACACAATCTGTTGGCCGGCTGGTACGCTCAGGGCGGCTACGTGAACACCCTCGAGCGCATGGGACACACCGTGCTTA